CACGACGCTCTTCCGATCTTTATCTTCCTAAAGGCCAAAACTTTTTGACCCACCCCCAGGGTTTTTATCATCGTTCCAGGGTTTTCAAATCAATAACTCCTGGTTCTGCTTTCTTTCTGAATGTTTTCCCATCTAAAACGTTATGGCACGCAATACAAACGCCCATTAAGTTATCCCACTCCAGTCTGTTGTTCCATCCTTCATCCGTCTTGATAGGTTTGATATGATGGACCTCGACGGCTCGGCGGGTGCATCCTTCCAGGTTTGCCTCGCACTTGTAGCCGCAGGCCTGGAGCTTCGCCCTTGATGTTCGTTTCCATTCTTTGGAATTGCGGAAGGTCCGATACTTTGGATCGTCCTGGTTGCGGCGCTTGTTATAGTTCCGGTTGTACTTGGCCAGCTTATAGGCCCGCCGTCTATCCATAGCCTCCTGGGCCTGGGCCTCAGCCTCTGGCCTGCAGGTCTCGCAGTAGGAGACACCAACCGGGACCAGGCGCTTGCATCTGGGGCAAGGGTGCAGAGCCATGCCCACACCTCCCATCTGTTTGCCTCAATGACAAAAGGACCAGGCTTTCGCCCAGTCCTTTACGCTATCAATATATCACACATGAATATATCAGAGTGTATCATCTTTCGCCCGCTCGAAGATAAAATACAAAAGAGCCACCCAGACGGGCGGCTCTTGGATGTTATCGAAGTATCAGCATTTTATAAATCAGATCCAGCAGGACAATGTCCTGGCAGTTGTTGACCAGCTCGCAGACCCATTCCCGCATCTGCTGCAGAGACTCCCGTTCTTTTTCTCCTCTCATACGCTCACCTTTTCCTGTACTCTTTTTTGGTTATATGCAAACGTGTGATTTCTTGTTACTCTGGCCTTAACTATATCTGTTTTGCGATAATCTTAAACTAATCTTAAGATGATTTAAAACTACCACAGACACCACCAGAAAACAATGCACAGAAATGAGGTTTTGTCCCTCACTTTTGCTGGTTTGGTCCATCGGAGGCTTTTATGAGAAAGAAGTGTATAGACTGCGGCCACCGGGCCACTGACTGCGCCCAGGGTCTTATGACTCTCCCGCTCAAGGAATTGCTGGAATGGTGCAGAAAAACAAAGAAAACAATCGGAATCACAAACAACAAAATCTCCGAAATGACCGGCATTCCCATCGGCACCCTAGAGCGAATCATGGCCGGAAAAGTAGATGACGCTAAATTCTCCACCATCCAGCCCATCGTAGCCTCTCTCCTGCAGTTTACGCCCGGTGTTACCTGCCCAGATGACGACGCTCTGAGCGCGGCCCACCTTCGGCAGCGCCTGACAGAGTTGACCCGCATTGAGGCAGAAAAAGACAAACTGGAGCAGCACCTGGCTCATCTGCGGGAGGACCATGCAAAAGAGCTGGAAACAGTCCACGCTGACACCCAACAGAGAACCACATACCTCAAAAGGAGGCTTGAAGCAGCAGAGGCCCATTCGATGCGACTGCTCCGCGCCCTCATCGCTCTGGGTGTATTTGATATTTTGATACTCGCCATTGCATTTCTGACATAACCAAATACGAAAAAGAGCCACCATGCCGGTGGCTCTTTCGTTTTATTCATGCGTTTCCTCTGCTGCCAGCAGCTGCAAAGCCCTGGAATGAATGCGGTGGGTCTGTGCCCAGGCATAACCGACGGACACACAGACCTCCTCCCATTTGAGACCCCGGATGTAATAGGCCCGAAGGACGTTCCGCTCCCGGTTGGGAAGCCGCTCGATAGCTTCCTCAATGGCCAGCTGCTCCATGGTCAGCTCTGCCAGCTTCTCCCGGTATCGGTCCATCAATTCAAGATGCTTGTTTGCCAGGTCCTCGGTGGCGTTGCCCTGGGACGGTGCCCTGGGGGTCTGTTTCAGCTGCTGGATCTTGGGATTATACAGAGCTGCCTCGATGGTCTCCAGATGCTGCTCCAGCTGTTTCTTTTCGGCCAGTAAATCCCGGTATCTCCTGAGCCGTTCTTTGGTCATCGTATCACCTCCCAAATTGAAGCACATCCCACACAAAGAAACTCTCACGGACCAGACCGAACTCCACCACGATCCAGCGGCGGGCCGGGTGGATATAGACGATCTTGCCCGTCTGGGGCTTCTTCGCACTCCTTGTCGTATCTACCTGGTCAGCCAGGGTGACCGGCAGGCAGACGACTTTCTGACCTATGTACATCGGTCTCACTCCTCGCCCTCATACATCTCAGCATAGAGCCGCTTGACCTTCTCCTCGTTGCCGATACACCAGATGAGGCAGATATAATTGATCGCATCCTTGCACTTCTCCAGGAAGTCCGCCCGGTCGGAAAAATCGTTCCGCTCGATTTTGTCTCTCAGAGCAACCAGGTGCTTCGTCAGGTAGCCCCACGCCGCCTGGGCAGCCGTGCCGCCCATGATCTCAGCGCCCGCGTTAAAATTATGGAGCTTGTCCTCATCCTGGTTGTAGCCCGCATTTTTCGCCAGCAGGGTGTCCAGGCTTTCCGCCCGGATCTCATCAATCAGCTGCTCGAATACTTCTCTCGTCATGGTTGTGCCTCCTATCTCTTGATTTCCATAAATCTGGGTCCCTTGTACCCATTCCGCTCCACCTGGTCACAGAACGACTTGACCGGAATGACGAACACGGGACAGTCCCCATAATTCCCACGGTAGACCACCACCGGCTCATTACTGACCGCATCCGTGGCCACAAAAAGGACCTTGTAGGTCTTACCTCGAAAATGTTTGTACTCATGCCCAACCTTGACGGGGTAGGTCTTAGCCATCGGCTACCCTCCTCTCCCCAAAACTGCAAAAGTCGTTTTCTTTCGGCTTGTCAGAGTCATCGACGATATAGACCGCACAGCCGGGTTGGTTCCACCACTTGCAGTCCTTGCACCAGACCACCTCTACACGGTCACATTTCTTACATGAGACAAGGCGGACGCCCATCGTTATACAGTCATTCATGGTCAGCCCTCCTCTCCCCGTAGCTGCAAAAGCTGGACCCGTCCGGTTTTATCAATGCCAGGCCGGTATGCTTTGTGCAGCAGCGCATATCATAGCCATCATAAAACCACTTGCAGTCCTTGCACCGGACCACCCGGACGGCATCAACGGCAGGCGCTTTCGCAATCACCTGAGCGGGACAGGTGCAGTTTTCCCAATCCCTGGAGACAAACAAATCCCCTCGCCTTATCAGATCATCCATCGCCATGGCCATCCTCCTTTTCGCTCTCCTCGCCCATTCGTTTCCCACACGTCGGGCAGTATATCATCGGTGACCCGCCATCAATGATATGGCTGGCACCGCAATCACTACACCTTGCAACGGTGTACTCATGAAGGTTTTTGCGGTGGTTTATCCATTCGCTCACAGCTTGCCCTCCTCTCCAAGCAGCACCAGCAGGGAAATGAAGGGGCAATGCGTGGCGCAGATATTATCCCTCATAAATTCCCATCAGCCGCTCGGCCCACCGTTCCAGTTTGACCGCCCGGATCTCCGCTCTGGCCTGGACGGCGGTGGGCGTGTTATATAGCAGGGCAGCCACAAGGTTCTCCACGTCGGTGATCTCCTCAAGCAGTTTCTCATGAGCCTCCTGGAAGGTGACCGGCGTGGGATTGCTGCCATCCATGACCCGGCGCATCTTAAGCGCGGCCTGGGCCAGCTCTGCCGCCTCCTCTGCCAGATTGGCCAGCAGCTCCGGGTCAGACAGCCTCTCCCGGATGACATCCAAATAACTCAGTTGCTCAATCATGCAGTTCGTTCCTCCTCTTTTTCTTTAGCCTCACACTCCGGGCAGATATAGTCCTGCTTGCCGGGCGGGTCGATGCTGGACACGTTCCAGGTCCTCATGCACCTCTTACAGATGCGCCACACGCTTTTCCGCTTCATGGTTTGTCTCCTATCCAAACAGGGCGGCGATCAGCAGCGAGGGCACAGCCAGAGCGGCCAAAATGACCGCAAAGGCTGCCCACAGGCCGGAGGGACTTCCGTCAAAGAGTTTCATGGTCGGCCCCTCCCCTCAAATCTCATCGACCCAGTTGGCAATGTGGTCCCCCACGAAAATCAGGGCGCAAAGAGCGACGATACAGGCGATCACCACATAGCCAAAGGCGGGCACATACTTGATAGGGACCAGGCAGGCCGCCCAGATGACAGCGACGGCCTTCATGTGTCGATTGATGAACAGATACAGTGCTTTCATGGGGTACTCCTTTCTGTGTTGTAGGTTATTCCTATCAGGGAGCGGTCAAATCCGCCGCTCCAGTTCTGCATACAGCATGGGAGACTGTTGCTCTGGATGGTTCAGCGTCTCCCGGCGCTTTACCTTCCATCCCCGGCGAATTAGCAGATTGACCCTAGTGTCAAACTCTTCCGCTCGCTCCACCGGCAGGACCACCGTCTTGATCTGTCGCATAGGCGCTCACTCCTTCCACTCGCTCCCTGGCGATGTCAAAATATTTCTTGTCGATCTCATGGCCGATGAAATGGCGACCGGTCCTCTTGCAGGCCACCCCAGTGGTGCCGGACCCCATAAACGTGTCCAGGACGGTGTCGCCGGGTTCGCTGCTGTTGAGGATGATCTTTTCTATCAGCTCCAGGGGTTTCTGGGTCGGGTGGACTTTCTCCCCGTTGGTCTTTCTGGCTCCAGAGGAAAAGCCTTTTTCCCGCCAGACGTTGACCCCCTTCTTGTTTTTGTTGCACATGGTCCCGTATATGATGAGCTCATGGGTATATGCGTAGAAGTTCCCGGCCCCGCTGATCTTGTCCCAGACAATCAGGTTTCTCACTGGCAGCACATCAGAAAAGATCGGATAATAAAAGGCGTAGCCCCTCCAGTCGGTGAATATGTAAAACTCGCCCGTTCCTTTCAGCACCCTGGCATACTCTCCAGCCAGCTGCTCATAGAAGGGCCGACAAATAGCCAGGTCGTAAAACGTGCCCTTTTGGCCGTTGTGGGTCATGCCCAGGAAATAAGGCGGGTCGGTCACGATGAGGTCCACGGACTTGTCCGGGACCTCCTTCACAAGTTCCAAACAGTCCCCGTGTAGTAGTTGCATGGAAATATCACTCTTTCCTGTGGTATTTCCCCTTTGTTCGTGTGTTGGTTATTCAGGATCATCCCACTCAGACGGGCAAGGTCCATCCGGGAGATTTTTCTGGCACCAGTCGTGCATGGGGCATCGGCTGTCGCAGCCCGCCGCATCCACGCACTCATCCCTGAGAACCTGCGCCGCCTCCTGCCAGGTGACCGGTTCGTCCTTCTGAGGCTCCATGTCGGCCTCATCCAGCTTGACAAGTTCGGCATAGAGGGTGTCTAGTTCCTTTTCGTTGAAAATCTCCCGGCGGGCAAGACCCCAACCTTCAGCAAGTAACTTGTTTACCTCTTCGTCAAACGGTTCCGCATCAGAGATATTTCTGCAGTATCTCAAAACGGTCTTGATCTTCATACGCTCCCACCTCCTCAGAACGGCGGTTCGTCATCGCCAGCGTAATCGGTAAACTCAGGCTCCCGGAACTCCTCAGCCTTGCCGCCGTCGTCCCGCTTGCTGTCTCCAAAGTAGACGTTGTCCGCCACCACTTCGGTGACATACCGCCGGACCCCATCCTGGTCGTCATAGGTCCGGCTCTGCAGCTTGCCCTCCACAATGACCATGCGGCCCTTGCTCAGATACTTCTCCACAAAGACGGCGGTCTGTCTCCAGGCCACGATGCTCAGAAAGTCGGCGGACCGTTCCCCGGTCTCTTTGTTCTTGAAGTCCCGGTCCACGGCCAGCCGGAAAGAGGCCCAGGCCACGCCGCTGGTCGTGTGTCTCAGTTCAGGGTCAGCCACCAGGCGGCCCTGCAAAAATGTCTTGTTTAACACAGTTGTCCTCCAATCTGTATTCCGCAAAGATTACCTTTTCGTCGTGCCGGTTGCGGCCGGTAGCGCTATGTCGGGTGATCTTGTACCCTGCCTTTTTCAAATCGGCAATCCGGGCAGCCAGGCGCATGACACCCAGGTCCTTCATGGCCTGCTGAGGATTGATACTTCCAAAGTCCTGCATATATTTGAGGACCCGCTCGCATTGTGTCATGTTCAACCCTCCTCACTTTTTATAAATCAGGTCCTCCTCATCCCAATCGTCGTAGTGTTCCCGCAGGTAGCGCCGCAGGATAAACAAGAACTCGCCCCGCTCGGTGCCGTCATAACCCCGGTGGCAGTCCGGGCAAAGGGTCAGGATGTTCTTTTCCACCCCCAGACCGCCCTGAGCCCTGGAAATGTAATGGGCATTAGAAAAGGCCAGGGGGTTGCTTGTGGGTGCCGGTCGTCCGCAGAGGATGCAGCAGGGCCAGCCGTCCACGCTGTCACGCCGGGCCACCAGCCGCTTGATCGGCCGGGGGATGCTCAGGGCATCGGTGCGGTTGTTCACTCCTGCACCACCTCCACCCTGACCCGTACCTTCCCGCCAGGGATCGGGAGCAGCGCCAGCGCCTTGACAAATTCATGAGGGTCAAAGATTCCGACGAACTCCGCAGATACATTCCTGGCCATAAACCGGTCAGCCTCCGGCATTTCGTCCCCCCCATCCTCACAAAAATCATCTGTTTCTGAATCTGCGCCAGACTCCGGCTCCTCCTGCCGGACGCCGCCTCTCAGGAAGTCCTCCCACAACTGCCGCTCCTCCGCAGACAGCCGCTTGCCCCGCTCCGCAACATACCTCATACCATTCCTGGTCATGTAGGACCGAAGTCCACAAGAACTCAGGCCAAACAGCTCTTTGCTGATCGTTGACACGGGCACACCAAAACGACTCTGCAGGGTGTCTATATAGCTCTGCTGCAGGTCTTTCGGGATAGACTGAAAGACCGGCCACTCCATCGTCTGATTCATGCCGTAAGAACTCACCGGACCGCTCAGCGCTTTCCGCTGCGCAGGTGTCAGGTTGTCCGACGGGAGGGTGCAGCGTTTGCTCTTGCTCCCGTTCTTCTTACACCGGGCCCCTCGCGCCATGCGTTTCTTTTCGACTATGTCAAAATCAAAGTCATTCACGTTTGTCCCTCCTCCACCAACCTGGCCAGCTCCTCGGGTGTCATGGTCTCCACCCCGGCGGCCTTGCAGTCCTCCACGATCCGGGCAATCAGCCGACTCATCTGGGCGGTGTCGTAAACACTGGACCCGTAGAAACAGCGGGTATTTGTGTAGCCCTTGATCTTACTAGGGCCGATGACTTCACAAATCCAGCCCAGACCAGGGACAGCCCAGGCCCGTTTCCAGCGCTCCAGGTGTTCGTCCTGGATGGGAATGACCTCATAGTTATCCCCCACGTCCCGGATGGCCTCCCGGTACAATTCCTCGGGGGAAAAGGTCACATCCTCGGTACTCATGGCCGCCGCCAACTTCCCCAGGAGGACCCAGGCGTAGGCGTTGGCATCCAGGCTCCGCTTTTTGCGGTGCTGCTTGATCTCCACCGCATACTTTACCGGCTTCATTTCCCCCACGAATTTCTTTGCCTCCCGGTAGGGGATGCAGAGGCAGAGGAAAGCATCTTCCCCGTCGGTGATAACCTTGGCCCGCTCGAATATAGCTTTCACAGCTCATCCTCCTCTGCTCCCACGGTGACTTTCAGCTCGCCCTCACTAAACAGGGCCAGCCTCCGGTCGGTCAGCAGCTGGTCGATGACCTCGATCTTCGTCATCGGTGTCAGATGCTCCGCCTGGACCACGGCGATCATGGCCCACTGGTACAGTTCGCTTTTCTTACTCACAGCACGGTCACCCCTTTCAGTCTGTAGTTGCGGCCCCGCTCTTTGGCGATGTTGAAGCTATTCCCCCCGGCCATTTCGATGATCCGGCTGCCCACCGCTTCGTCTATGTCCAGGAGCTGCCCGGCATAGTATTCAGAGGACACGATGGTCAGCAGGGCCGGGTTGTTATACCGGTAATTGACGATCTCAAAGGCCAGGCGGATATCTGCGCCGGTGGGCGGCTGCTTCACGCCGTCCCGCTCCTCGGTCTTAAAAAGATCGTCGATATACAAGACCTCGGCCTCCTTATAGCGGCCAATCAGCTCACTGTATTCCTCATCCTTTTTCCGGCTTTTCAGGTTGGCCGCATCGTCCAGCCAGGACATATAAACGACCTCCCTGCCAGCCAGGAGGAAATGGCGGCAGATGGCAGCCCCCAGATGGGACTTGCCGCTGCCGGGCTGTCCACCCATGAGAAACCACCCGCTGGGGTCTTTGGCATAGGACACGGCGGCGGCCTTGATGGCCTGCTGCCAGGACTCCGTGGCCTGGAACTTATCGAAGGTCTTTTCCCGGATCACGTTGCCCAGACCGCTGGCCATCATGCGGCGGATGGTGGAGCGGGTTTTCCAGCACTTGCAGGGCCGGACATACTCCACCGGGGCACCGTTCTCCTCTGCGATAAACATGATCTGCCCCTTGTTCCGGCAGGCATCGCACTGGTAGCCGTCCGTCTCGTTCAGGCTGCCGTGGGTTGCGTTGAAGCTGTCCACCCGGACCTGGGCCATCAGCTTACGGTCAGGGACATCAAAGCATCGTTCCGTATTGGGCAGCAGATTTTTCAGCGCTTCCATCTATCTCACCCCCTTGCGAATAGTTCTCATCCAGATAGTCCACATACCCGCCGTTGAAGAAGGTGCTGCCATCCTGGGGCTTTCTCCAGGTTTCCTTTTTCAGGACCTTCTTATAGCGATCAATGACTCGGGTCATCTCATCAATGCCAATCAGATACAGGGCCTTTTTCTTAGCATCGGAAACACGGCCTTTTCCCTTCTTGTTCGGGTAGAGCTGCCAGAGGGAATCGAAGAACGCATCCACGGCCTTTTTCGACAAATTTGCACATAATTTATTATCTTCTTTATTATTAGATTTATTATCTAATTTATTATTATGTGAAATTTCTTCATGACCCCCATGAAGTTTTTTCACCACCTTGGAGGAAATTTCTTCACCACCCTCATGAAGTTTTTTCACCCCTGGTGAAATTTCTTCACCACCCCTTTTGGGGTCCTTGATGGCCCGATAGGAGCAAAACTTCACCCCGTCCTCCAGGCGCTCCCACTTCACCAGGTAGCCCTTTTCGGTCAGGTCTTTCAGGGTGGAGATAATCGTCCGGGTGGTGACGTTGGTAAAGTCGGCCAGGTATTTCAAGCTGCCGGAAAACCAGCTCTCTCCATCCTGGGAAAATGCGTAGATGATCGCATACACGTCCAGGGCGGTCCCTTTCAGGCCCAGCCGGTTCAGCATCCAGCCTTGCACCTGGTAGTAGTTCTCATCCTTGATCCTGCTTTCCGCCATCGGCTTCCCTCCTTTCTTTTATGTTTTCACCCGTCCCACAGCCTCCTCGAAGGTCCGCAGGCTGCGATCCCGGCGGGCCTGGTTGTTCGTTCTCCGCTCCAGGAACTCCGCAAAGGTCAGCTTTTTGAAAAATCCGGGCTGGTTGCAATATGCTGCGTAGTCAATGAGGAAATGCTTGTCCTCACAGTCCCAGCAGGCAGCATCCCGCATGATGTAGGGCAGGCACTCCCGCTCCCTGCACCACTCGACCCTCTCATACAATTCGCCCAGGTCCATGGACGGGTGATAGTAAATATAGAATTTTAACGCCCAGGACGTTGGTATGTATTTCTTTATCAGCGCCAGCTTTTTCTCCAGGAGCGGCTAGTATTTCGGCTCATCAAAGGCAAAGATATAATTTCCCATGTAGTTCAGTCGGGAAAGAGCCTCCAGGTTCTCGTCGTTGACTAAACGGAAATCAAGACCTTGATTAAACTCGACTTTGATGTCCGGATGATCCAAGAGCCATCGAAAAACCTCCATGTGGTGCGGGTATGCCAGGATATTGTTATCAAGAAACTTGACCTTTTTATGCTTGACGATGCTCTCCACGGAGTTGTAGGCCTGCAGGGCGCCCTCATATTTGGGGACCTTGCAAAACCAGCATTTTCGGATGCAGCCCCGGGTAATAAAGCCATAGCTGGTGTCCTCATCCGGGAAATAATAGGGTTCCGTCCGCTCGATCTCGGGCGAGAGCTGCAAGTGAGGATTCCGGGAGCCGATGCCCCCATAGGTCACATCCTGGCAGTTGATGACCTCCACACGGTCCGCGTTGATGTCGAATAGGTTGCTGATAAATACCTTGTCGTAGCCCGCGCCGTCGATGGTTTTCCGTCGCTTATGCGGGTAACCACTAAAGCCCAGGTCAATCATCTCCACGTCATGGTCGTGGCGGTAATAGTTGTACATTTTGCGAATGGCCATATTCCAGCGGCTATCCACATTTACAAGTAAAACGTGCAAGGGCCTCAGTCCTCTCTTTTGTTTTCGCCCAAATCAGGGCCGACTCTCCCGCCGGTGGGCTTTTCTGCCCGTCCGGGTATTCCCGGCAGGGCTGGCCCTCTCTGCGGCTCTGTGGCCCTTCTGGGGCCTCTCACGGCGGTCCTGGGATGCAGCCAGCCGGACCCGGATCACATCGGACTCCCGGACAGGCCCGCAGGCGGCACCCATGACCCGCTCGAAGAACTTTCTCAGCCTCATGCTTGTCCACCTCCCAGCACGTCCCGGACATAGGCCCGCGCTTCATCCTCTGTGAAAAAGCAGCGGTCCATCGGGATCAAACTCTGAAAACTCATATCTTCGGAAATAAGAAGCACAAAGTCTTTGTACGACTCACAAAAATTAGCTCTGAATACATCAGGAGGATTGACACCCGCATAGACGCACCACAGAGGGGTCCCACGGGGCACTAGGTCTTTTCGTCCCATGCTCACCCACCTCCCAGCACATCCCGGATATATGCCTTTGCTCCCGCCTCTGCGAAAAAGCAGCGGTGCAGCGGGGCCACGGAAACACTAAACGGCAGGGACCCGGTCAGGATGGCCAGGTCATCATCGACCCCGTAAAAGAGACCGGCACCCACACAGGGCTGGCCGTTGACCACATAGACAAACCAGAGAGGGGTCCCACGGGGGACCAGGCCTTTACGTCTCATGGTCGTCCTCCTTCCCTAAAAGTTTGAGGACCGCAGCTATAAGCGGAAATCCTTTTAATACTTCGACTATGTCCTGAACCGCCTTTTTCATGGCTTCCACCGGACAGTCGTCAGCAGATTTCCCGGAACGATAGCAGTCCTCGATCTTTTCGCAATAACCACAGAGCGGATAAGATTCAAACATGCTCGTCCTCCTTCTTCACGGCTTTAAGTTCAGCCATGACATCGCACCACACCTCAAAAGCGGACAGGACCGGCCGGGCGTTCCGATCCCCGGCATCGCCACAGAAACCAATAAACCCGTCCCGGTTAAAGCTGACCACTTCCCTGGCGGTGAAGTATTCGCCCTTTCCCGTCAGAAAGGCGCAAACCATAGCGCCGGACTCGGTCCAGGTCCCCTTATAGTCCTTGGCCGGGTTTGTGCGTATCCAGTAAGGAGCCTCGCCAGCGTCGAGCCGTGTCTTTCGCTCCTTCGTAAAACTGAGGTCCAGCAGCGCACAGAGATAGGACAGGTCCGTGCGGGAAATGTCCCCGTAGGTCAGGCCCTTCTCTTGGAAATAGGCCCTTGCCTCATCCCTTGTCATGCTTGTCCTCCTCTCTTCTGTTCCATGTGCCAGCAGCCTCTTCCGCACTTACAAAAAGGCGGTTTATCATACAGGAGCATTGTCTGCACCGCACACCGTATCGAACTGCGTGTGTATAATTGATTCTTATCACGACTGGATTTTTCTCGCCGCAGAAAGGACAGGGTTTTAGCTCACTCATACCCGCACCCCCTCACATTCCCATGCCCAGCCGGACAGCCAGGGCCACGATGACAGCCAGGCACACGCCCACAGCCCCCAGCAGGAAGCGGGTGCCCTCCTGCTCCCGCTCGGCAGCTTTCTGGGCCTGGACCACAGCGGCAGCAGCTGCCACCTGCTTGCGGCGGATCTCCTCATCCACCCGCTGGGCCTTGGCCTTTGACCGGGCGATATGGGCAGCGTCCCGGGCCAGCAGGCCGGGGAACAGGTTCAGGTCCCGGGCCATCTTTTCCTCTCGAATCGTTCTCATGGTGTTATCTCCTTAACTCAAAATTTTCTTTGTCTTAGGTCCAGGTTTGCCGTTGGGCGGCAGCTGGTGCCGTACTCGCCAGTTATAGATCGCCGTCCGGCTATAGCCCAGGGCCTGGGAAATCTCCTCATCATGGTGGCCCTGGTCATACATATCCCGGACCCGGTCGTCGTAGTCCGTGGGGGACCGTCCCCCGCCCCGCCGGTTGCTCTTGTACAGGGCACAGCCTCCCGTCTTGCCGGTCTTAACGCCCAGCTTCGCCTTGCTGACCTTCGCCCGGCGGTGGTAGGCGCAGAGACCTTCCTGGTCCAGGTAGATGCAGCCCCGGCAGTTGGGCAGAGGTTTGAAGCTCATGCCCCGCTCACCTTCTTTCTCTTAGCTTTCTCGGTGTTGACGACCAGACGGACCGCTGCGTCGTGTATCTGCTTCATACGCCAGGCCCTTTCCTCCGGGGTCAGTTCCGGGCGGTGTACCCTGACAATGGCTTTCGGTTTCTCGCTCATCTGATCGCCTCCTTTTGTCGTTATTTGATGCTATGTATCACCGCTTGGGCGATATTCCTTTATCACACAGTAGCCATTTTGCCTACTTCTTCAGCAAAAAAAATTTCTTCCTTTTCCTCAAGACTCTCAATGCCCAGAAGATCACAGAGGATAGTGATTTCGCCCGTCTTAAAATCCTGCGCGTTATTGATCTTACGGGAAAGGGTAGCATCGACCACCCCAAGAGCTTTTGCAATATAGCATTTCTTCAAGCCAGATGCCTTGATGCGGTCGTTCAACTTCGCTGTGTTGGTCATATCTTCACCCCTTTCATCCATTCCGCTCGGTAGCCGTTTTGCCTACTCATTGCTATTTCAATATAATACCCAGTGGGCGTTTTGTCAACTATTATTTCAAAAATTTCTCAAAAAAATTGACTTAACGGCTACCGGGTGCTATTATAGCGTCAGGAGGTGATAGTGTGGCAAATATAGGAAAGAACATTATGGAGGCAAGAAAACGCGCGGGATTGACTCAAGAAGAACTAGCGGCCCGCGTTGGATATAAAACAAAGTCCGCCATCAATAAAATAGAACTAGGATCACGCGACTTGCCTCAAAAGAAAATAATGCAGTTTGCAGAAGCCTTGGGCACTACCCCGGCCGTGTTGATGGGATGGGTGCAAGAGGAATCCGGTCAAAGGACCACAGAGCTGGCCCAGCTTTACAAGCGGATGCGACTGGACGATGATTTCTATAGAATGGTCCAAAAGCTGGACAAGCTCAGTGAGACCCAGCTGGACAGCATCAAGCAGCTGCTCAATGCGTTCTTCCCGGATAAATAAAAAAGCGGCAGCCAAAGGCCACCGCAAAGAGTACACGAAATTATTTTTCTTTATTGGTTTGTAATCAGGTTGTGAGTATTTGATAGATGAGGTCCAGCAGTTCCAGGTCGTCGATCTCTTTGAGCCGCTCGATGATGAGGGTTTGCAGGATATTTTCAGGCGTCATATATCAGGCTCCTTCCATATGGAACAAATGTTCTGACAATAGAATAATTTATGACATATCAGAAAATCAATGGTAAATCATGGACAGCCGACCCAGAAATGGGCACACAGTCCCAAAACAGACCAAAGGAGAGGAAAATATATGTGGCAATTACCACCGCTTACACCAGATGAGATATTACTGTATTCAAGAAAGTCCAGAACGGACGACCCCACCAAAACGGTGGAGGAGGTCCTGGAAAAGCATGAGCAGATGATGGACGAATGGGTGGAGCGTAACCTGCCCGGCAAGGGCCGCATCCCAGAGGCCAACCGATACCGGGAAGTCGTGTCCGGCGAGACCATAGACGCCCGCCCGGCCATGAAGGAAGTCCTCAGCCGCATGGAGAGCCCGGCCATCAAGGCCATCCTGATCGTGGAGCCCCACCGCCTCAGCCGTGGAGACCTGGAGGACATCGGCCGCCTGGTCAAGCTGCTGCGGTACACCAACACCCTGGTCATTACCATCCAGTATACCTATGACCTCCGGGACGAACGGGACCGGGACCAATTTGAACGGGAACTCAAACGGGGAAATGAGTTTCTGGAGTATCAAAAGAAAATCCAGCAGAACGGTCGGCTGCTGGCAGTTCAAAACGGTTATTATATCGGCACCATCCCCCCGTATGGCTACAATAAAACCATGTATAAAGAAGGGAAAAAGAAATGCTACACCCTGGAGGTCAACCCCGAACAGGCCCCCATCGTCAAGCTGATCTTTGAAATGTACCGGGATGGATACGGTTCCCACCGCATCGCCAGGGAACTAAACAAGATGGGCGTGAAAACGGCCAAAGGAAACAAGTGGGTGGCAGAGAGCTTGTCCCGCATCCGCATAAACGAGCATTACCTGGGAAAGGTCGTGTGGAACCGGAGGAAAGAGGTCAAGCTAGTGGAGGACGGCGAGATCATCAAGACCCGCCCCATGTTCAAGGATTACCTGGTTTACCCAGGGAAACACCCGGCCATCATTGACCAGGATCTATGGGATGCCGTCCAGGAGATACGGGGCCAAATCCCCCCAACCAAAGGCAAGGCAAAGCACGCCAATCCGCTCGCTGGGCTTGTCTTTTGCCAGTGTGGCCGCTCCATGTCACGCCGGACCTATAAGAACAAAAAAGGGGAACGTGCCCCGTCCCGCCTCCTGTGTGATGACCAGGCAAATTGTGGGACACCGTCCTGCCTGGAGTCAGAAATGCACGACCGGATCGTCCAGGTCCTGCAGGAGGCCATCGCAGACTTTGACCTGCAGATAAAGACAAACAACAATGACACCCTGCTGCTCCATAATCAGCTGATCCAGCAGCATGAGAAACGCCTGGAGGAATTGACCGCCCTGGAGGTATCCCAGTGGGAAAAATACACCCTGGAGGATATGCCGAAACACGTTTTCGATATGCTCAACCAGAAAGTCCTGGCAGAAAAGGCCGAAGTGCAGCAGGCCCTCTGTACCATGCGGGACTCCGTACCGGAACCGGTAGACTACGAGAAAAAGAAACTGCTATTCTCCGATGCCCTGGCCACCTTCCTGGACCCAGAGGCACCGGTAAAAGACAAGAATTTGCTCATGAAGCAATGTATTGACCGCATCGAATATGACCGGAAGAAAAAGGCCGGGAATAACAGACGATGGGGCAACCCTGAGCCGCTGGAGCTGGATGTACACCTCCGTGTATAACCCACGCCCCGCACGGCTCAGGCAGCTTTTACCCTTTCATTTCCATCCACAGTGACTTAGTTCATTCTGTCATTGATGATGGAATAGAAAAAACCATTGATTTTCAGACAAAAGAAAAAGGCCACCGCAAAGGTGGCCCTTTTCTTAAAAGACGGATATGGCGACGCTGTTCCAGCCGTCCGGGACGATGGACTCCACATACCTCTCGCCGTATTTCTCGCAGACGACGGAGATCGTGCTGTCATACCCGTGCGAAGTTCCCCGGAATGTCTCAGGCATTTTATTTTCCGGGGCGACAATGAGGATTGTCTTTGCCCACAGTAAATAAAGAAGATCACGGAGTCTCATCGGCTGCACCTCCTTCCATTCTCAGCACCGTGCAGACAAAGTCCAGGAGAACGATGTCCTTGCATTCCATGACGGCCTCGCAAGCCCAGGATCTCATTACATTCAGTTTGTTCATATCAGCAACAGCTCCTTATTTTTAACTGTGGCCTCATTTTATATCGTTACGCAACTATATTCAATCATTAAACTTGACAAAGTTTTGTCCAAATTTTTGTTGGTTTTTATCGTTGTACAACGATAAAAGGAAGAATAAAATTAAAAGAATGGAGGTGATCCAGTGGGCAAAGCATCCACCAAAGCGCAAAACAAATATATAGCAAAGACCTATGACCGCATCAACCTGACCGTGCCAAAGGGCCAGAAAGAGGTCATACAGGCCCACGCCCAGGAGCGTGGGGAAAGTGTGAACGGCTTTATTTCCCGGGCCATTCAGGAACAGATGGACAGAGACAAAGCAAAGGAATGACCTTGAAAAACATCCTAAAAAATGGTATAATGTTTTCGTCATGAATCGGTACATGATCGCCATTGGGTTGGTTATGATACCACAAAAAAAGAGGGCTGCCCCGTATGGGGTAGCCCTCTTTTCGTCTTATCTCAGGTATGCCTTGGAGCAGTAACCGGTCTTTCCGTTGGCCACGCCGTACAGCCAGACCGTGCCGTCCGTCTGAATGTTATAGTAACCATAGCAGCGGAAGGTCGTGCCCTTTTTCAGGGTGGCCAGGATCGCCTTGTCCGTGCCAGCACCGGCCCGCATATTCAGACCATCGTTGGCCGTGACCGTGTAGGCCCTGGCGTGGGCCTTGTTATAGAGGCGGGCCGGGTCCAGCTTCACAGGGCCGGTCTGGGGCTTGCTGGTGGTCTGGGGCTTGTCCCTGTCCTCCAGCCAGTCCACAATGGCGTTAGCCTCTGCCTTTGCCAGGCGGCGCAGGTTGGTCTCAGAGAGCAGCCAGTTTGCCGCCCTGGCGTTGGTGTGGAAAGAGTGTTCCAGGATCACAGCGGGCACGCCTGCCATCTTGGCACCGTGCAGCACGCCATAATATTCGTCGTCCCGGTAGCCGTTGCCGTCCCGGTCGCCGTTGTAGGCCCTGGTCATGGTACGGCCTTTCTGCTTGGTGCCCATGATCTCATCCACCACCTGGGCCAGGATGAGGCCGATGCTCTCAGAGTGTTCGTCCAGGATGGTCTTGGCGTCGTCTCTGAATACGATGGCCACGGGGAAGTCGGTGGCCTCCGTGTCGGACGCATTGGAGTGCAGGGAAATCAGCAGGTCGCAGCCCTTGCCCTTCTTGCCTCTGGTGACCAGGGCCAGGTCATTGGCCTGGGAGCTGCGGGTCTTGACGACCTCCACCCCACGGGCTTTCAGTTCTGCGGCCAGCATCTCCGTCAGCTTCCACATCTGCACAGCTTCATAATAGGATTTCACGACGGGAGACCGGTTATAGCTCCCATAGTGTCCCGCATCGAGACAAACTTTATAGCTCATTTTATCCGTCTCCTTTCCGTTGGTTTCGTCCTCCCATACCAGGAGGAAGTTATGGACCCGGCGGGTGCTGGATATGGTCCCACCGGGGAGGATGCCCTGGGTGCTGCCGCCGCCGTCCAGCATGATAGCATCCCGGACCCCGGCCTTGATGGCCAGGGCCTGCAGCTGCTCGGGGGTCAGGTTTTCGGCGGAAACGTACAGCCAGACCCTGCCGTCTGCGAAGGTACCAAAGGCCGTCCGGGGACGGGCGCCGCCCAGAGCCGCCGCATAGTACAGGGGCTCGGGCTTGGCGTTGCGGACCAGTGCGACACATGCGATATAGTTCTCCACGGCTGCATAGTCATTGACCAGGGCCGGGAAGCCGTCGCCGGTCCAGCCGTACCCCCAATAGGTGTACTTGTCGGCAGCCAGGACCTTGCCGTCCACTTTCAGATGGCAGACCGGGGAAAAGTCGGCCATATTAAAAAGCCCGCCGTTTATGAGGGCGGTGCAGCCGGTTTCGGCCTTGATCTGGGCGGCAGTTTTCCGGGCCGCGTTCACATAGATGGCCAGCCGGGCAGGTTTGCAGCTGTAGGTCATTTCTCAGCCGCCTCCTCCTGTTCTGCCTTGACAGCGGCGGCGGCTTCGGCTCTGGCTCTCTGGTACTGAGTGCCAAAATAGAAGGAGATCAGGACGGTGTACACGGTCATGAAAAGGTCCTGCCCGATGTAATGGCCAATAGAGAGCCAGGCAAACACGCCGGTCAGGACAAGGGTCACGATGCTCTTGACGTTCAGGAGATTGATAAGTGCGTCCAACAGTTTTTCCATGTTTCAGACCTCCTCAGTCCTCGTGCAGGGCGTGGATGCCCTGCCGCTCTAAAAATTCCCGGCGATCATGTTTGACCTCTTGGGCATAGGCCAGGGCCTTGGTCATGTCGCCGTTGCACTTAAATTCCGGGATGCGCTGGACGGCTCTGGCCGTGGCCTCAGACAGGGCTGATTGGGCGGCCAGGCTGCGGATCACCAAAAGGTCATGCTCTTCCCGTGCCTTTTCCCGTTCTTCCCTGGCCTTCTCCCGCTCTGCCTCAGCCTCATCCCGCTGCTTGTCCCTGCGCTGGATCTTGTACTGGGACAACCAGACCAGGAAGGTGCAAACAGCGGTCGGGACACCTGCAGCCAGCAGGTACGGCCATAACACTTCGAGCATATCACCATCTCCTTTCTTTTTCAGGGCATAAAAATAACCATGACAAGCGGTTGCAGAGTTGCCCATGCCCTCAATGGACATGGGACTCACGCCTTTTTATTTGCTGCTTTCACTCGCTGGGTTCAACAACATTCACAGGCGAAACTGAAGCGCCAAAACTCACTTTCCATTCGCTCGAAAGTTTAGTAAATGTTGCAGTAACAAAAAACATATCGGAAAGAAAATTCGTAAAAGCAACATGCGAATCCGATGTGGCAGTGTGATGCAACACGACCAGACTAGCCGTATTTTCGCCTGCATACATTGCGCGGACATTAACCGTTACGAAACGGAAGTCCCTAATCGCCTGGGAAAACTCTTCATTCGTTATGGATGCGTTTGCTAAGTAAGTACCAGTGGTCGCACCGGAGTCAGGCCGTAAGTTATACAGCATTACTGTCAAGGGGGAGTTTTTGTCAGGCGTTACAGGTTCATAAATGTCCTCCCAGACAGAGATGGTTCCTGGCTCCAGGAAAGCTCCGGAGGACTCTCCTACCATTAAACCGGCACCTAACATGTCTGCGAAATCGGGGTAAAGCGAAACTACATAAAATGGCATTTTGATGTCGTCGTATACAGCATTACCAATGTCCTTATTAAGACCAAGCCCAACCCCCACCTCAACGCCATCAATCACTGCAGGTCTTGCTATGTCGTAGTATCTAACCCCGTTATATTCAATGCGATATGTTTTATAGAGAGACAACGGGATCGGGTCCAACAAGATTGACTCATTGTCACTAATTGTCATTTCCGTAAGAATTTCTATGGAGTCTTTAAGTCTGCCATACCCTGCGGGAATTGTTTTTGCATCCTGGATATTGGAAGCCCCAAAACGAAGCTTGGTTACTGTGGATGTAACAAAAACAGAAAAATAAACGCCGGGCGTGATCCCTTGTGCCGACATCTCACTGGAGGGCGAAGTCAATACGACAACTTGGTTTTCGGCATTTCCAACGATGACAGCAAAGCCCTCTCCAAACTCAATAGATTTGATATGAGGCTCCTTGATTTGAGCATGGAAAGAACCTTGGCTAAGTTTTACCCACAACACTCCTCCAAGCACGGCTGTCTTTTGTGGGATCTCATCGCTTACTTTGACGAGCCTAGTTGTGGTGCCAAGTTCGTCTATCCCGATATCAAAAAACACATCCCCGTCCTGAATAACACCATCCCAGGTGATGGTCTGCTGGTTGTTGAAGTGGATTGCAGATTCAATCCCTTTTTCCATGTGGTTCAGATGCTCTGCTTTCAACACCTGACCATCAGAAAAGTTCTGTTTTTCGTATGCCATATTTTTCATTCCTTTCCAAGGATCATGTCACCCATTTTGGCTGTTCCGAGGGTTGCGCTGGTGTTATTGTTGGCAAACTTCGCTGTACCAACGATGATCTCACCTTTTGCATTCATTGCAACGACCCCTTCAGCCAGCGTTTCAGGGGTGACCGTCAAGCCAGTCAAGTCAATCAATATCTCTCCGTTATAGACGACTTTATTGATTGCCATGACGCTCACCCGATGGTCACAGTCATACCACCCGCAGAGTTTTCGCTTTCCACATAAGGGATGGCCTTGACCAGGACCTGGGAGAGATAGTTATAACCAGAATCAGGCAGGATGGTCTGGTCCGTGGTGGCAGGCGTCACTTCTTTACTCTGGGGCTTCGCTCCCTCGGTGCCGCTCATGGCACCGGCCACGCCCAGGATGGTCACGCCCTCCCGGATGTTGCCAGGGGTCAGCTTATCCTTTTCCGTAGGGTCGATTCCGACCTTGCCGGAGCCGTCATGGTAGCCTTGGGGCACGGTGTAGGTTTCATCCTTTGCCTTGATGCTGCCGGACACAGCCCCATTGTTGGGCATGGTGCCGGTCCGCTTGGTGCCCTTATTATAGGCAGTCTTGCCCTGCAGGATCTCCGCCTCCGTGGCAGTTGCGTCCTGGGTGTTGGCATCAAACTCACAGGAGCCGGTGATGACTTCGCCGTCAGCCCCGTGGGCCGTGTAGCCTTTCAGCAGCTTGTCCGCCTGTACGGTGTCGGCGGTGAGGTCCAGGAGGACATTTCCGCCATATACCACTTTACTGATTGCCATTTTATATTCCCCTTTCCTTGTTATAGCGTCATAACGCCAAGCCTCGATTGGCCCAGGACGGCGTCCAGTGTCCCGATATACACGGTGGAGCCGCCTGCGGTATTCCCGACATCATAGTAGGGAATCGCTTGCACCCGCAGGTCCTCCCGCATAAGTTTCAGCCGGGTCTGGAGGACCTGGGGCGTGACCTGGGGCGTCACTTCATAATCCCCATCATAGACCTCAGCATCCTCCAGCACGGTGATCTGCTGGAAGTTCTCAAAGGTAGCATCCAGCCTCTGGTCCGTGCTTCCAAAATGGACGTCCAACCTCTGATTCGTTTGCCTAAAAACGGCATTAAATCGCATCAGATCTCACCGTCCTTTAATATCCTGTCTGTATAATCAGAGAAGATATTGGAGGCCAGGGCCTCGCCATCTTTGGTCCTCACTCGCACCTGGATCTCAGTGCGACACTCGCAGGCCAGGCGCAGGGTCTCCTCCTGGGTCAGGCGGACCGTCAGCATCCGCTCCCCGCAATCGCACTCACTCAGGCACTTTGTCAGGACCTCGGTCTTGTTCTGGGATAGGGTGATCCAGGCCTCAGCCAAAAGGTCCGTATCGAAAGGCAGAACGACCTCGATTTTCGGCGTAGTTCCTCGAATCATTTTCGATACCTCCTTACATGATGCCCGTTGCGATGTACTTGGTGTTGTTTACGTTTAGCTGGTTGGGAGAAATCCAGTAGTCAGAGAGCAAAAGCAACACAGATTTACCCCACGTAACACCACCAACGGTAGACACTACATTTTCCCAGTAATCGCCATCGGAAAAGACCCGCAGCTTAGCGACTTGCTCGTCCCGGTAAAGGGTAACAGATACGTTATAGCCTCCGTTCGCAAGAGAGTCTATGTGGATCACCTTTGGAGACGCAGAAAACGAAAGATATATGGACATTTCACCGCTCCCGGTATAGGTCACGGTCTCGCAGCCGCCGGACGATTGCGGGATATTGTCCAGCATACCTCGAATCAGGTCCAGGGTGTCTCTGGTTACTCTGGGGTTCAGGACCGTGACCTGCTTGTCCCCAGGGGTCAGCAGAGCCACCACATAGTCACCCTGATAGAATCCGTATTCTTCCACGGTGGAGCCGTTTGCATCGACTAAAAAATATTCCTCCTGGATCACGCCGTCCTCCACGGTCTCATATTCCAGCTGGAACTTGGTCACCTGGGAGGATGCCTCATCTGCAGCAAACACCAGGACCATCTTGTCCTCGGGGACGTAGTTCAGAGAGACAGTCATAGTTCCGTCGGTGGTCTTGCTGGCAGGGGTGCCAGGATAAAATCTCTGGTTCATCTCATCCATGACGGCATGGGTGATCCTCGGGTTTACTATATAGGCCTCGTTATTAGGCACACGGATCAGCACAGCAGTCACCACATCCCCGAAACCAATGGCCCCCCAGAGCGGGGCGCTCTGGTAGCCGTCTCGCAGCATAAAAAACTCCGTTTTTTCCTTGCCATCGTCATCGGGGTATGCAACCTTAACAGCGTTGACAGACAAAGTTTCCATCGTTCCATCGTTTAACGGTGCACGAAAGGTCAGGATCATTTTATCGGATGGGGCCCTGTCCAGCGTAACGCCGATAGAGCCAGTTTCGGGCAAATACCCATCCACAACGCCGGGATAGATGACACCGTTGACCACAGCCACAGGGTCGGCCTTTTCCGCTGCCTCCGCCGCTCTTTCTGCTGCGTTCATGGCCTCCATAGCGCTATAGCCAGCCTCGCCCGCCGCAATTTCCGCCGCCTTGACACGGTTGGCGACATACAGCTTATTTTCCGCATAGTAGGACATAAGCTGGTCGAATACTTCTCCGGTCGGGGTCGGCAGGATAGTGTTCTCATTGATCGCACCCGCCTCCAGGCGGTAGCTGATCGCCTCCGATGTCCGACGAATGTCTCCATCTTCCCGGTGATGGCCCACAACACCGAAGAAAATAATGCCGTCGGTGGTCATCAGCTGAGGAGGGACCTGGTAAAGACCAGTCTCCTCATCGTCCAGCACCACAACGGGGTCAACCCCTTTCCGCCAGAAAACGAGAGTCGGCCAGTAGTCTTTCCACTTATCGCAGAACTCAACAGAGACATAATCCTCCCCCACGCCACCGCTGGCGATGACAGGGGTATTTGTTAAGGTCAGCACCTGGTCGATGCACTTGACCTCGATGATCGTTTTGCTCATTCTTTCCTCCTCCTATCAGCCGGGCCCGATGGCCAGCCAGTTGATGCCCGTGGTGGTGGTACCCGCACGGACCAGAGTCACAGCCACAGCTATTTTCGGGTCACCCACCAGGGTCGTGGATCGCTGGACACCCACCGACAGGGTATCAGGCACACCGGAGACCGGCGTGGCCAGTACGGTGGGGGTCCCGGTAAAAGGGCGCTCAAAGGTCACGATCTCCGTGGTGGCCACACCTGCCGCCGTGGGGGTTATGTTCACGTTGCCCCATTGCAGCAAGATGCCGCCCAGGGGCAGGATGCCCGCACCGGTGACCGCCTCGCTGCCCACGATGTCAAAGCCCAGGTCGAAGCCCTCCTGCTCTGCCACCTTACCCAGGGCGATGCCCTTGCCGTTGGCCAGAAAGTCCATAATGACCTCAGCGGTGGGCAGGACAGCGGAATAGGTGGCAAAGCCAAAGTGGTCAGTCACAGTCAGGCGGACATCGTACTGATAATCCACCGGGAAGGTAGGGCTGGCCGGTTTGGCCGTGGTGTCGGCGTTGTATGCCGTATTGGTCAGCAGCGTGGTCCAGGTGTCGGCGGTGGTCCTCTTGTACTCAACGACCGCCTGCACCGTGTTTTTGTTGTTCAGGGCGGCCACGGTGTACTTGTAGTCCACCCGAATGTATCTGCCCTCTTCATCGGCAGCGCCGGACGCATCCACACGGTAGACCCGCAGGGCCTGGACCTTGGGCGGGCTGTAGGCCAGCACGTTGACCGTGGTGGTCTTGGCAGCGCTCCAGCGTCCCCGGCTGTCTTTGACCTTCGTGGACAGGGTGACCGTCCCCGCATTGGTCAGCAGGCCGGTGGTAAAGGACGACCCGGTGTAGGTCTTGCCCAGGACGGTGGTCTGGTAGGCAGTGATCGTGCTGCCCTTGATGCCCGTGGCGGCGACGCTCACCGCCAGCTGGCTCTTGTTCTGGATAAACGCCCCAAACTGTGCAGCCAGGCCCTCCGTCGCCTCCTGGATGGCCAGGGTGGGCGCAGGAGGCACGACGCTGGTGGGCACTTTGGCCGTGATATAGGCATATTTTGTGCCGATGGTCGTGCTGCCGTTTTTGGTGATACATCGCAGGGTCAGCTTGACGCTGGTGGCCTTGGGGATGCTGCTGGCCACATCCGGCACCGTCCAGCTGTAGGATGTGCCCCGGCCCGTGGCCACAGACACATAGCTGCCGCCGTCCACCTTATAGCTCAGGTCGTGGGTAAAGCTGCCGGACGCCCTGGGCATGGACACGGTCACCGCTGCCCCCATGTCGGCACTGGAGGCGGACAGGGTGGGCTGTGTGGCCCTGGGGATGGTGTCCAGGGTGATGGTGGCGGTGGCCGTGATCGTGTCGTATCGGGTACCGGAGATGGTGGCCCCGATCTCAAACACAGCGGTGATGGTCACGCTTTTGGTGCCGTCGGCATTGTGGGCGATGTTCCCGCTGGTCACGGTGGCCAATTTGGTGGTCTTGCCTCCGCTGTTGGAAATAGCGGGGGACTCCCAGGTGTATCCCGTGCCGTTGATGGTGGTCCTGTTGTCGTCCCTGGAGGCAATGTTCAGGCTCCAGGAGCTGGCCTGGACCAGGTACATGGTGGCGGTGATCTTGCTGGTGTTGTTGCTCACGCTCTGGGTGGCGCTCCAGTCCACTCGCAGCTTGTAGTTGCCGGACCGGATAGAGCCGGAAAAGCTGCCGCTCAATGCCATATCATTCCACCACCCTCATCAAAGATAAATTGCCATTGGCCCGGGGGACCCAGGCAAAGGCCCCCACCCGCAGGGAGTGGAGGAAATGGCCGTCAGTCACATACAGCCTCTTATTGGACAGATACGCAACCTCTGCACCGTCATCCAGGAAGGAAATGCGGTCGTTTTCGATGCGCAGGACCAGCTCATTTCCGGCCTCGCCCAGGATAATGTCACCATCCTCGAAACGGATATATTTCTGGATCGTCTCGAATTGTTCCCGGGCGGCTGCATCGTTTTCGTCCACGGTGACCTGCATCTGGTTAAACTGGAACTCAAACGAATCAGACAGCTGGGTCATGATCGTCTCCACCTGGGCCATGAGGTCGCCGTTGCTGGTGTACTCCTCAGAGACCTCCAGACGGATGCTTTCCGTGGTCTGCTGGATGAGAGAGGTCAAGGTCTGCCGCATCTCCTCCATGGCTGCCGTGTTTCCGGTATTAAAGGTCGCACGGACATTCTGCTCCAGCCGCTGCAGCTCGGTTGCGCTGCGCTTGTCACCAGCAGCGTCGGCACCGGTCAGGGTGGCGATATTCTTGCCCAGGGTGATCTTGCCGTTTTCCTGGGGGTTCAGTAGGTCATACTCCCGCTCAGTCAGCTGGAAAAGTTCATCCACCCCATGGGGGCGGCTGCGGACCTGGACCAGGTCACCCTCCTGAAAAGTGTCGATGGCCTTGTCCAGGTCGGACAGGTCCACCGCTGTCAGTTTCAGGGACGTGATAATCAGCTTGCGCTTGCTCAGCTCCTGCTGTGCTTTTGCCAGCAGGTTCTCGGGCAGGGTTATGTCGTCAAAATAGACGGGCGCCGCAATGACACCCCGCAGAGCCACCGCATCATAGTCCTGAATAAAGTCCAGGCCATTGTTTACGCTGGTAATGTCCACCCGCTTGCCGGTGGCCTCATCCTTCGCACCGAATGGGATGATAACCGTGGCCAGGTCCGTGTTGGCTGCCGTTCTGGCGAAGTCCAGCAGGTTCTCACCGAACTCAATGACCTGGCGGCTCTGATAGGTCAGCTCCTCATACCAATTTATGACACGCTGCCCCTCGGGGTTTGTGGTAAAGATGACATAGCCGCCGCACCGCTCCACCAGCTTGTCGATAACGTCAGAGGTCTGGAGAGCGGACTCACTTTCCAGGCGGATATAATTGTTCGGGTCGGTCACGGTGATCGTGCCGACCTGGAACTGCTTGAAGGGGTCCATCTGGGCATTATGCAAAGCGATGAGGTCCGCAAAGATGGCCTCCGGGCTGTCCTGGTAGACATAGGGGCGGATGACGCTATCCCGCAGGAAGCAGCGCTCACCCTCGCAGGTGATCGTGCGGCGGTTATAAAAATCGTCCTCCGGGTACAGGGCACGGCCCCGGAACAGGAGCCGGTCGTCCCTGTAGATGGTCACCAGGGTCTTGTAGCTGGTAAAGGCGTAATACGCCGGGTGGCCGGGAGACATACCGACGGAAGCGGTGCCGCCCTTATTCAGGGCAGCGGTGACGGTCAGCTCAGTCAGGGCATAGTCCTCAATCCGGCTGTCATATACTAAAAGATCGTCGGCATAAACTTGTATCACAGGATCGCCTCCCGATACCTAAACTGCAGCTCTCCGTTGCCGCTGTACTTGATTTCCGTGCCGCCCTGTCGGACGACCAGGTCCGGCAGCTGGTAGGTGCCAGGCCCCAGAGACCAGGACGCCGTGCCCACGGTCAGGAGGACCTGGGTGCCGGTGATCTCCAGCAGGGGCACCACCGTCCGGCGGCCCTTATTGGTCAGCAGGGCGGTCTTTTCCTCGGCGGCGGCAGTCAGGTGGACCGCCGTCTCGTTTTTGTTGTAGCGCCAGGGGTCCACGGTGGCCGTGATCGTGACCGCCGCATGGGCGGGGTCGTTGTATTCCTTCGCCACATGGACCCGACCGGTGATATAGTGCAGCTCATCGTCCGGGAGATATATGTCCATCTTCCAGCCGTCCAGCCAGTTTATCATCGTTTCTATGGCCGCCTCTCGCTCCAGGCGGGTGCCGTCAGATCGTTCCAGGGTAGCCTCCAGGGTTCGGCTATTATACCGGGGTTCCCCGTCTGTCAGGGCCGTGGAAAGGTCCAGGGCACCGTTTCGACCGGGTACCTCCACATAGTTGGCCTGATATTCCGCAGGGCTCAAAGCCCAGGCGGACAGGGTCCAGGGGCCATTGAGGTGGGTGTCATAGGTGCCCAGGATCAGCTTTCTATGCTGCATTTACAAAGCCCCCCTTGCTGCCAGCGCACGACGCTGGCCCAGTGTAGAGTCGAAACGTCCCGCAGTCGCACCAACCAGGGCGTTTCCGTCGATGGTCAGGATCTTGCCCTCCTGGATAGCTACCAGGATACGGTCCAGCTTTTCGACCACGCCACCACCCAGAGAGATGGTGGGCACGGTGGCCGCTGCCGTCTGGGTCAGGCGGCGCTCCAGCTGGATGCCGCCCACTTCCCCGCCTGCAGCCCGCAGCATACCGCTGTTGACGTGCTGCACGGCCTTGACCGGGTCGTCCATGTGGTCCTCGATACCCATGGCAATGCCCTCGGGGATACCGGCACCGACCTCATCCGCAAAGACTTTAGACGGCGAATTGATGCCCAGGGCGTTTTTTGCCTTGTCCACCAGGCCGGACAGACCTTGCTTGATGCTGCTATAGAGGCTCCCCAGCATGCCGGTGATACCGTTTATCAGACCCTGGATGATATTTTTGCCCATAGTCGTAAACTTAGAGGGCAGATCGGACAGTGTGCTGACCACGCCACTCACCAGGTTGGACATGGCGCTTTTGGCCTTGCTGACCATATTGCTGCCCCATGTGGTCACCGCAGAAATAGCCCCAGAGATGGAGCTGGTCACCTTGGACGGGATATTTTTGAGGGTGTTTACCACATTGTTCAGCATATTGGTGGCGGCGGTCTTGGCTCTATTGACAAGATCGCTGCCCCATTTCTGGACCCGGTTCACCGCATCCTGGATGGCGTTGTAAATTTTATCCGGGAGCTGTTTCAGGTTGTCGGCAGCATTGAGGGCCGCCGTCTTGATTTTCTCCCAGAGGTTGATCCAAAACTCCCGGAACGATTCGCTGTTATTCCATAGCAGCATAAAGGCCGCCACCAGGGCCGTGATGGCCAGGATAACGATGCCGATGGGGTTGGCACTCATGACCACGTTGAGGGCTGCCTGGGCCGCTGCAGCGGCTTTCTGGGCCAGGGTCATGCCCTGGGTGGCAGCCGTGGCAGCCATCGCCGCCACCTTAAAGGCCACAAAAGCGGCAGCCGTGCCCGCCAGGATCACGCCGATGGCCGGGAGGTTGTTCAGGATGGCCTGGATGGCCGGGACCATATTGGACAGCAGTTCCGCGCCCATGTTCTTGACGCTGGTGAGGACAGGCTCCACAGCAGCGCCCACCTGGGCCAGGGATGCGGTCCAGGCATCGTTTGCCTGGTTGGCTGCGATAACGTCCGCATTGGTCTCTTTGTACTTGGCAGAGGCCTCACCGTAGACCCCGGACAGGGTTTCCATGATGAGTTTTTGCCGCTCCTGCTCGGTGGTACACTTGGCCAGACTTTCGTTGAACTTATCCTCAGAGATGCCTGCCCAGTTCAGGGCGTCGGCCAGAGGGCCGGTCACCTGGCCCACCTTGGCGGTCTCATTGGCCGCCTCCGTCAGGCCCTCAATGGGCAAGGAGTCGCCAAAGGTCGCAAACACGCCGGGGAGGATGTCGCCGGTCCAGGTGGCCAGCTCCTGCTCGTTGCTGGTCAGCTTCGCCAGATGGTTGGCAGCCTCTACAGATTGGTCATACTCACCCAGGACGCCCACCAGTTCCTTATAGGCCCCGGTTGCCGCCTGGCTGGAAAAACCGTTGTCTGTAAAGGCGGTGTCCAGCTTGCCCATTTCCATCCGGTAGTCTCGGGTCGTCTCAGCCGCCGCCGTCAGGGCGGTGGCGGCAGCACCGACCGCCGTGCCGATACCTTTCAGGCCAGCACCAGCCACATCGGCCAGCTTGTTTTTGAGATCTGCCGTCTCCTGGGCTGTCCTGCCGGACTTTTTGCCCAGGTCGTCGATGGCTTCCGCCGTTTCTTTGGCGGCGTTTTTGTAGGCATTGAGTTTCTGCTCAGTGTCCACAATTTCACGCTGGAGGGCGCGGACCTGGTCAGCGGAAACCTCACCCCGCTCAAATTGGGCCTGGACCTGCCTCTCTGCCTCTTTCAAGGTCTCCAGCTTTTTGCTGGTGTTTTCCACCGCATCGGCAAGAATGTCCTGCTTTTGGGCCAGCAGGTCAGCATTGCCGGGGTCGAATTTCAGCAGCCGATTGATCTGTCCCAGCTCGCTGGACAGGTTTCGACTCTGTTTGTTTACACTTTCCAGAGCCTTGCCCAGTTTCGTGGTATCGCCACCGATCTCGACGGTCAATCCCTTGATATTTCCAGCCATTTAGTCCCCCTCCTTCCTGCCAAATTTTGCGCGCAGTTTGTCGCGTTCCGGTTCGGTCTGCTCCATTCTCCAAGCGTTGTCCAGATACTCCTGGCCCGCCTCTGTGCGGCTCAGCCAGTAGATATAAGCGTCCCGTCTCCAGACCAGATACTGGACAAGATCCAGCTCTGCGATTTCCAGGAAGTTCAGGCCGGTATACTCAGAAACAAGATGCCGGGACCAGGATTCGACCTCGTATTGATGCCCCCCTGCGCTACCCTGCGCGCCAGGATAGAAGGGGAGTGTCAGTTTTTTATGCTGACAACTTCATCCACAAAGCGCACATAAGCGCCATAGAACAAAATCAGAGATTCCAGGTTAAACCTGTACTTTCCGGCCAGGTCCTCAGCAGTCACCCGCAGGCCCTGCTGGTTGCAGCTGATAAGACGGGCGGCCAGCTCATAGCTCTCCTGGGCATCCAGAGACTCAGGCTCTTTCGCAGCGCCGGTCAGCTTGGGAGCAATATGTCGCAGCTCCTCATACAGGCCCTCCGTGGGGGTGGTCACGTCGATGCGGGTCTTTGCATCGTCTCTCATAACCAAAGACAGCACAGGCAGGCGCTCCACGTTAAAGTCCAGGACTCTCTGGCCACGGTTGCCGCCGCCTCTGTTGCCGCCCCGGTTGTTCCGGTTATTCTTGCTCATGGTTTTCCCTCCTAAGAAAAGGGCAGCGGGGCCGTCACAGCCTCGCTGCCTCTATGGTTTCACGGGTTAGGTGCCGACAGGAATCTGCTCGATGTACTCCAGCAGGGTGCCCGCTGCATCATGCGGCATAGCACGGAACTCAGGCTCAACCAGGGAACCCTCATCCATTGCAAAGGCCAGAATAGCGCCTGCAGTGTTTCTGCCCTTGAGCAGGACCCAGATATCACCGTCCGCCTTGTCCTCATGGTGGAGGCCGATGACGTAATACTTGCCCTGGGCGTTGCCTGCACCGCCGATCTTTACGATTCTAAGGCCCTTGGTCTTGTCCTCGGTCACAGTGCAGCGGTCGATCAGCTTCTGGAGAGTCTGGCCGTTCCAGGTAATAAGACCCAGCTTGACCAGGGCTTCCTCAGAAATAGTGACCACCTTGGACACATAACCAAGATCATCCTTTTCCTCATGGGTTTCCTCAGTGTACTCGACAGAACAGCCGCTCTTAACGTAGCCAACACGGTTCGCCTCCACGCAGAGGGTTTCCTTGTCCGGCATGGTGTCCGTGGCATCCATCATATAGACCTTACAGGAACCAATGATGATCGAATCCTTGTCTCTCTTTGCCATAGGTTAGAACCTCCTTTTCTCGGTATAACTAAATTCATAAATGACCTGATACATCTGCTCCGTCTGGAGCCAGTACCGGTCCTGTTTTTCCCATTGCAGCCCAGCCGCAGAGAGGGCCGCCTCCATGGCGGCCTCGGCAGCATCATCGGGGGCCGGTTCGTACAGCTCCACCATGATATCGTGCCGCTTGATCCACGGCAGGCCGTCCGGGCCGTCGGTGGTCACGTTGTCGAAAAACACCGCATAGGCGCCCTTTGGCGGGTGCGGAAAACGCCCCCGGCGGTGCTGCACCCCGGAGGCTTTCAAAATGTCATTTACCACGTCGAAGCGCCTCCTTTACGGATTCTTCATAGTCTTTCTTGACGACTTCCACCGCATCAGCCAGGAATGGGTCCGCTCGGGTCCGTCCGCCGTCCCTCGTCGCATGGCCATGGGCCAGCAGGTGGGTCAGACGGTAGTCCGGGGCCTTGACATACCAGACATAGGTGGAGCCGTTGGGGCTCTTTTTCAGCTGCTTGCTGGCGATACTCCGCTTAAATTTGCCACGATAGCCCACCGGGGCGGTGGCCTTTGTCTTTTTGACCAGGTCCTTTACCGCATTTTGGCTGCACTCGTCAATGGCCTCATTGACATCCTGGTGGTACAGGGTGAGTGTCTGCCGGATAGCATCGCCCAATCCGGTCACGGTGACCCGGGAAACGCCACGGTTAGCCATAGGCCTCACCTACCAGCCGGACGGTGATATGCTGCTCCATATAGTCGTCATAATCCAGGATGTTGAAGTTTTGGCCCTGGTATACGATGCGGTGGGACTGGGTAGCATACCGGATCGCCTCCAGGGCCTTACACCAGCGCAGGTCGAAGCGCAGGCGGGGGTGGTACTGTTCAGCACCAGCCGCCGAACTCTCGCCGCCGCCGCTCCTGTTGACCTGGATGGCGTGGAGCCGCAGCAGGTCGGTCCAAAGCTCGGTGTCAGGGTCACGGTGCTGGATGGTAATAGGGAAATAGCTCATACACCAGCCTCCTCCCTTTTCTGGCGCAGCTCCATTTTCAGTTGCCACTCCATGTCGAACACCAGCCACCGGGTGGCCCCGGAAACCTTGGCGGAAACGCCCCGCTGACTGTACAGGTCCTCGAAGAAGATAAGGATCATTTCATCCACACGGGGGTCGTCCGGCAGGTATGTCTCCACGTCTTTGCCGACCGCACCCAGGACAGTCGCACGGGCCGCCTTTAGGGCACGGCTTGCGTTCGCTTCCACCATGGCGTCGGTGTAGTCGATGCCGATATAGTTCAGGGCGTCCTCAATAGTGGGCACGATCCCACCTCCTTACATAAAGAGACCCAGGGGCCGAAGCCCCTGGGCGGTTGTTATCAGACAGATGCGGAGAAGCTGCCGTAGACGTAGGCGCTGGTGTCGGCGCTCATAACGTCGAAGCCCTCGATCACGCGCAGGCAGTTCTGGTTCTTATTGAACAGGAAATGCTCGGAGACGGTAAACTGCAGGGCCTGATGCTCCACGAAGATGCAGCCAGCCTTGAGGCTGCCGTAAATCATGGGGAAGTGGGTGGCGTCGATGTTAGGCAGCTGAGCGTCAGGGAAAGGAACGACACGCAGACCCTGGAACAGCTTTTCGGTGGGATGTGCAGGATTGGGCTGCAGCACGGGTCTGCCATCAGCGTCCTCCTCTGCATCCAGAGCCGCAAAGCCAGACTGATTGGTCACGATCACGCCATCCAGCAGGCAGGAGGGGTCCAGGTCCACAGCAATGGACTTTTTCAGCTCCTTCCAACCAGCGACAGCCTTAGGTGCGCCGCCGTTAAAACCAGCCTTGAGGGTGGCGAAAATTTTGGCGTTCTCGGACAGGATGGCGTTGCGGACGAACCAGCGGTTCAGGTAGCCCATGAGGCCAGCCTTTTCCGCGCCGATCAGGATGCGGGAAACAGGGATCAACTTACCCTTCCAGCCGATGGTAAAGGTCTTTTTGACAAAGTTCACGCCGGTCTCCTCCGCAATGGCGTCGCCGTCGTCGAAGTCGGCCAGGCCTGCAGGGGCGCCGTTCTCGAAGTTTACAGAACCAGCCAGGGCGTCGGTGGTATCGACAGTGACCAGGCCCTTGGCAGAAACGTAGGTCTTGCGCAGTTCTTTGATCTCAGCCTTGACATCATCGGGAACCAGGTAGTTCTCGCCGTTGACTGCATCTGCACCGGAGATCAGTGCGGTCTTTTCGGTTTCGTCCAGGGGCTTGCGGTTGAGCATCTTGGTCAGCATCTTAAAGCCGTCAGCCTTACCAGCAGGGCCAGGGTCACCGGCGGGGGCCTGTGCCTTTGCTGCCTCAGCTGCACGGGTCTCGATGCCCAGCTCTCTCTTGAGGGCGTCCAGCTGGTTCAGGGCCTCCTCAGCCTTGTCCAGGTCGCGGCCCTCACCCTCTGCGGTGTAGCCCTTCACGACTTCGGCCTGTGCGGCAATCTTTGCCTGCAGTTCTCTGATTCTCTTATTCATTGGGTATTCCTCCTTTAGATTCTGGAATTGATGAGACGGGCACGCAGGTCAACGGCCCGCTGTGCTTCTTTGGTTGCGGTGTCATCCCCAGGGGGTTCCGGGGTCTCCGGCTGCTCGTACACGGTCACGCCGGTGTAGCTCTTGCTGACGCCAGCTTTCCGCTGGGCGGGGACCGCCACCAGACTGAACTCATAGGCGTCCTTTGCACCGTCCAGCTTGAAGGTACAGACCGCTTTCCCGCCTTCCTTGTCATAGGACCGACCGGGCCAGTGTCTGCAGTAGGTTGTCGCGTTGTCCGTGCCGCAGATGCTGCAGATAACGGACGACACACGGCAGCCCGCAGACCCCTCTTTCTTGATGCCCGCCCTGATTTCGGTTATCAGGTCCTTATTGCTTTCGGTGCGTACCATATAGCAATGGGCTTTCAGTTGGGTGTACGGTTCGCCAGAGGCCAGGAACTTGCCGGTTTCCACCAGCTCGGTGGCGTAAATACGCGCCACCTGGTTGTCGGCTCTCGCCAGGTGATCCTTGATGACCGTCTTGCCGACAAACAGCTTTCTCAGGTCATGCAGGGCCTTGACCGTGAAATGCTCATGATGCCGGTCCAGTTCGTTGTCACAAAGGACAGCAGAAAACACAAACACATCCGCAGCCTCCAGAGGCTCCAGGGTGTGCTTATTGATGAGTTTCAGCTGCTCCTCGGTGACCTCCCGGGCCTCCAGCTTCGCGGCCTTTCGGATCACGCCAGCATCTGCCGCATCGTGTCCTCTATCACGCTTTTCATCCATGCCTTTTCCTCCTCTCTTGCCGTACTCCCACCCGGCTGCTGCTGGGCGGTGTTCATATATTGGGACCCGGCAAATTGCACCGGGATCGCCGCTCCGTTGCCCAGCAGGTTATCGCCGCCGGGTTTATGGGGCCGGTCAAGTTCCTCTCTGGCCTCGTTCGGGGTCAGTAGGAAAGACTGGACCGCCTGGGCAAGGGTTGCAATCTTTGTCTGCTGGTCTGCTCTCAGCAGGACGGATGTGTTAAACTTCACCGTCATACCCTTGGATGCTTCCTCATCGGTCAGCAGCTTCCAGTTGGTTTCCTCCTCATACTGTTTCAAGTTGAACAGCAGGGTATCAACCAGGAAGGACAGCTGCTGGGCCTCTGCGCTTGCGTAGCTGTTTTTTGTATAGTCGCCCACCTGGTTCGGTTTCACGCCAAAGGCGGCGGCGATCTGCAGGGCGCTGTACTGCTTGACCTCCAAAAATTGGTTGTCTGCCAGCTTGATATTGAGGGGGGTCAACTGAAAACCCAGGGGGATGGGTATGATATTCTCCAAGCCCTGGGATCTCATCTCGCCCTTTGCATAGGCCTCAATTCCCTTGGTCAGAGCCTTTACCTTTTCGTCGTCAAGGCCGCCGGTGTACTGGAGGACAGCCTTTGCAGTCATGCCGCTGTCATACATTTTGTTGACCATCTTTTGAGCCTTGATGTTGCCCTGGATGGTCGTGGCCAGCTGCTCACGGACCGACACACCCACCAGGCCGTCAACTGTCTGGTGAGCCTTGAAGTGCAGGACCTCCTCGGAACCATAAACGGCCTGGCCGCTGGGGGTGTTATACACATAATAGACATCCGGCACATCGGCCAACTTCCTGGCGTTATCGTACACCACCCGCACTTTCTCAGGTTCCATGGGCCAGAGCTGCGGCCGGTTGGGGTCTCTGGTGTCGATCAGCGCGTAGGCGTTGCCGTAATGATTCCGGCAGTATTCCATATAGGTCCAGAAAACCGACGCACTCATAAAGCGGTTGGGTCGCTCGTTTAACATCCGATAATAGCGGTGGCCCCGCATGGGAACCACACCGGTGTCGGGTGTTGCCTGCATGAGTCTGAGGGGCAGCTTGCCCACACTCTCAGACAGGACCTTGATGCAGGCGTAATAGGTAGCCTCAGACAGCGACTCGCCAGAAACATCATGGACGCCCAGCCAGTTCAGCAGCTGGTTGAGGGTCATCTGCTCCTCTGCGTTGTTGCCCTTGCGCCGCTGACCGCGCAATCGTTCAAAAAAACCCATCCTTTTCCCTCCTTAGTTCCAGCCCATCAAGGCCAGATAGTTGCTCAGTTCGCTCTCTACATCCACCGCAGGCTCCACGCCGTTGGTGACCAATCTGACAGCATGGGCGTCTATCAAGGCGTCCACCGGGTCGATTCGCTTGAACCGTGCCCCCGGTTTCTTGTCTATCTTGATCTCATCGAAGCTGTTCCGGGTGATGGCCGCATTGACCACGGACCAGGTCAGCAATTCGTTCCGCCGGTCATATTCGACACGACCACCCTTGACCAGCAGCTGCATGGCCACCGTCGCGTCGTTCAGGCTGCGGGCGCTCTGGTTGATAACCACAAGAGGGCAGTCATACTCCCGCTCCAGATCCGCACGGGCGCCCGCCCAATTGTGCGGGTCAGCGCCGATGCCCAAAATGGTCAGCCCATACCGTTCTTTCAGTTCGGCCAGGTGGGCCACCAGGTAGGTGTAGTCGTTCATATACTCCGTGGAGCCGCCGGTCACGGTAATCAGGCCCTGCTGCTCCCACAGGTCATAGGGCGCCAGGTCCGTTTCCATGTGTCCCTCCAGGCGTCCCCGTGGCATAAAGCTATGGGAGTATATGTAATGGCCGCCATCCGGCAGCGGGAACTCCAGGGCCAGGGTGGTCAAGTCGCCGCCGCTGGATAAGTCGATACCCACCCAGCAGTCAGTATGACCGGCCTCTACAATGTCCTGGATAGTACGGTCAGAGCCGCAGGCCGTCCAGGCGTCCGGGTCAAAGGCTTGCAGGTCCGTATTCTTGACCCACATATTGAGAGACTTGCACAGGAAGTCCCGCAGCTCCATGCCGCCCATGTCCCGGGCGGTCCGCGCATCCTGCCGCAAGGTTTGCAGCCGCTCCTCATCCATGCAGGTGAAGGGACAGGCCTTGGACCAGTTTTCCTCATCCCAAATGTCGTCCCCGTCATCCAGGCAGTAAATGTCCACAAAAAAATCCTCCGCAGTTGTTGCTCTGCGCAGGACCTGGATGGCATAATCATCCATCTCTTTACAAAAGCTATTCAGTTCAAAGCCCCGGGTGGTAATCATGGAAATCAGCGTCTCAGCCAGGGACCGGGTGCCGTTATACAGGGATTTATAGACCTTGTTGTCCTTGTGTTGGTGCAGCTCGTCAATGGAGCAAAAAATAGCACGGAAACCGTCATCCAGACCACCCTCACGGCTCAGAGCCTCAATGGTGCAGTATGTATATATCGCCTCAATGACGCTCTTATAATCCTTGATGTCAAACATCTCGCCCAGGTCCGGGTCAGCCTTGATGAACTTCGCCATTTCTTCCCAGGCAAGGCGGGCCTGCCGTTTCTTGGTGGCAGCGGTGAACAGCTTGCCGTAGCTGTAGCCGGAAAAGGCTGCAATATACGGACCCATGATGCCGTTTTCCATGGTCTTGCCCTGCTGGCGGGAAATGGACTTGTATCGTCGGCGGAACCGGCGGCAGTTGTTTGTGGATTTCTTCCAGCCAAAGGTGCAGCCGATGTCAAAGACTTGGCACCCCATAAGTTTCAGGGGCTTCGGCTCCGAACCTTCGGCCAGGGTCAGCGTCCCGGCATAGGCCAGGACACGGTCAGCCGCTTCCTGGTCCCAATAATAAGGGAAGTCCTCCTGGTTCTGCTGCCGTTTTAAGTCGTCCAGATGACGCTGGCAAGCCAGGATGTGCAGCTGTCCGCAGCGCTGCCCGGTGTCCGGGTATCGCCCAGACTTGACAACCTGCCGGGCGTATGCGGTCACCTGGTCGGTCATTCAACACCAGCCGCCTTTCCCCTAAAGGTGGCGAACTGTGCGAACTTGTTTTCCTTTGGCTTCTCCTCGTCAGACTTGGGCACCACCAGCTTGCAGCGGGCGGAAATGGTCAGGCCCAGGTCTCGGGCCAGGGTGCTGGCCTGCTTGAAGTATCTCTCTTGCCGCCTGTCTGCGATGTCACAGGTCATATACCACGTTTCCAGAGCCTTGTGATATTCTGACCTAGAGAGATATTCCTCATCGTCCGGGGCCGGTCGTTCCTTTGCCAGTTTTCGCTGTTCCTTGACAGCGGCCTGGTAATTGGTTTCCGCCACCACATAGCGGGCCAGGGTGTCCACATCGGTCTCGCCCATGATCTTGATTTTTCCCAGCTGACCGGCCAGCTTGACAAAATGCTTTTTCTGTGCTGCTGTCAGAT